TCTTAATCTCGTCAGGAACATTAAGCTTCAGGTAGACTCTATCACCATCAACAAACTGGTCATCTCTGTCTATGTACTTCGAGGCAAACTCTCTGACCTCTAGAATCTCTGTGGCTTCCTTGGCCTCCTTGACTCTATTGGCTGCGCGTTTTCTTGCTGCATTGGCACCATCTGAGAAGTCGCCATCAGTCTGGCGTTTAACCTCGCGCTCCTCTTCTCTGAGTTTCTCAAGCGTGGTAACTCCCCTCTCTATCATTCCCCCAGTGCTTTCTGGGTCGGTGTAATAACGGGGCTTAACCTCTTCTGGCCGCAATCCTTCTGTGCCGAGAGCATCTGTACGATTAGCCTCCATCTCAAGGTCGTCTTTGCGTTGGGGGAGCTTCGGGATTTCACCTCCAGTAACCTTAATAGAGTCTGGGTCTGTAGTTACGATTGTACCGTCAGGCTCCAGCACTGGTTTAATCGGGTAGACAAGGGGGTTACTGCTCCCAACCATGCCGTTAAGGAACTCATATATCTTGTCCGCTTCAGCAGCCGGAATAAGCTCGCTCTGTGTTACAGGGACTCCGGACAAATTATATGGGGAATCCGTTACGAGGGTAGACCTAATGCTTTCACTGCTGGTGGGCTGAGGCGGGGTGTTCGGGTCTGGGAACAGTTGCCCGCCAGTGCCGCCAGTGCCAGTTGTGTTGTTAACACTCTTCTCCATTCTGACGGAGCCGTGTTCACTAATCCACTTTCTTTTGAAGTCATCCCAAGCAGCAATGGTAGTGGTCATGTCGAGAAGCTTGTTAGGGATTGGGTTCCCCGCGCCGTCCAGAAGTAGCTTCTCCTGACCGTCCTCGATGTGAGTCTTGAACTCCCTGTTCGGGTTCTTGTTATATCTGAAAATTCTCTTGGAGTCCGGATTCTCTTCGTCCAGATAGGTTAAAGGGATACCTGATCTTTTGGCGTCCTGAAGTAGATAGTGTCTGGTAAGTATGTCGTTCTCCCCGTAAATGCCGTCCCGAGTCTGAGCCTTTTTTAATTCTTCAGAGTACCCAAGTTCTTCAACGCTGGTTCTGGCAATCGAGTTGATAACATCATTCTCTTTCTTGACCGCCCATCTTCCACTCTCTTTCTCGCGCTTGAACCAAGCATCAACCCTTTGGGATAGTTCCGTTCTTCGGGCGGTGATATGGTCTGAAACCACGTTGATCCCTCCAGTGTATGAAGTGACCTTATCGAGCATACCGGAAATCCTCGTGTGAAAGTCTCTATATGATTCGCCTGACTGCGGGCCAGCGGCAAGAACCTCATTAAATTTAGTAGCTGCCTCCTCAAACGAGTTCTTTTGCTTCGCCGCGTTCTCGGCCATAGTGCGCTTTGCGTCAAACTCGCTAACCTTCAGTGAGAGTTCCCCCATGTCAACAGTGGCCTGAACCATCTGAGAGTGAGCCTGAATGCGGGCTGACTCTGCGTTCTTCTCGGCCATTGCTCGGCGGTGATTGGACTCCGCTTCATAGTCCGCAGCCATCTTACTCTTTAGCTCCGCTTCAGCTAGGGTTAGCTTGGGTGCGGCCTCCTGCTGTTGCACTGAAGCTTCCGCAAGGCGATCATAGTCTGGGTCGCTGAGATGCCCCTGAACCTTTGATTGCAATTTATTGGCGAGCTTCTTCTTTAGAGCGTCCTGCTTGGCTGATTGTGCCGCCGCTCTAGCACTCTTTATCTCCGCCTTCTCCTTCGAGATGAACCCGCCGGATAGTGGGCCTAGGTATGCTTCTTCTAACTCCTTTGCACGCTTTGGGTTTGTTCTTCTAGCTTCATCAATTTCGGCCCTCTGCTCTGGGGTTAATTGAGTTTTCTTCGTTTCATAGTATCCATGCTTCTCCCTAGCTTCGCGCTCCGCCTTCTTCTCTTTGGCCTCCTCGCGCAGCACTTTACCTTGGGCGCGGCGTAGACGTTGCTGTGATCGTCGATCCTTACGAACGCTGATGCCCTCGATTGCGTCTGACGCCATTTTCATTCCTGCTTCAAAGCTCATAATAATATCTCCTTGTTAACCCCTTAGTGCCTTACCAAAGCCTTTGGCGAACCCTTTTCCGCCGAATGTACTCATCCCCCCAATTCCACCAGCGAGTCCCGTCATACCAATGCTCGCCACACCGCCAAGAACGGCACCGAAAGGATCGCTCTTATTAGCCATCTGAGTAGAGTAGATGCTTGCCTGTGTTCCGAACACGTTAGCCGCGAACTGAGTTCCCATCTGACCAGCGTTAGGATTAACACCAAGACCCTGCTGCAAGCCCATACCCATCATAGGTGCTGCCCCTTGTTGTGCCCCTGCAACCTGCCCGAACTGAGCGGTCTGAGGCATACCAACATAGGATCGGGCCATGTTCATTCTGTCGGTAAGCAATGAGCGTCCCATGTTATACTGAGCCAGAGTCTCCTGAATGGCTGGTGCAGTACCAAGCATCGCTCCACCACGGGCTGCTGCCGAACGTCTGAATGCTTGCTCCGCGAATCTAACTTCCTCATCGGAAAGCTGCGTGCCTTTCTCCAATTCAGCGAGAGTCATTTCAGCTAAACGCCGTCTAACCTTGAACCCTACCGGATCAGACTCCTCGATTCTCTTTAACGCTTGATCTGCGAAATCCGCTCCGTACTTCTTCTGAATGTCTAGGGCGGTCTGGGCCATAGTATCAGCACTGCGGCGGTGGGCCTCAAGCTCAGTTACCTGCTGGTCTAAGTCAGAGAATCCACGGAAGTCGTAGTCAACAGTCTCGCCGCCCACCGTAATCGAGCCATGCCCGCCCATCTTAGCCGCCGCCTCAATGGCCTTACGGGCTGGGAGGGTTCTAATGTCGGCCATGATACCTTCACGGTTGGCCTCGGCGTAGTTGGGCGTTACAGGCGGTGGAGGAGTACCCTTGTTAACTGCGTCCGCTGCGGCCCAATACCTCTCACGGTACGAGTCGGTAATACTCTTCGCTACGTCTAGAAACTGCTCATACATTTTGTGCCTCCCAAGAGTTCATGGCATTGTCATATAGATTACGCATCTCAGATTTGTCCAGTTTAGTTAGATTCACAACAAAAAGAAACTCTCCGTACAGGTCGCCGCCCCAATATCCAGTGATGTAAACCTCTGCTATCTCTGGCTGGTGATCGTTTACCCATAAAAAGCATCTTCCTAGTTCTAATACTTCATCGTTAGCACCCTGCTCCACCGACCTGTAGGCCATCCCCACATAAGTCCCAATCGGCAGCGGGCTTCTCAGCTTCAGGTTCGCTGTCGGCGGTTTGTTCTCGTACTGCCTCCCTTTTACGACTGTTCCTTTGGCAATCATCAAAAATCCTCTCTACAACTTCTGGTCGAAACCTGCGTTTTTTACCATGTCGGAGAGCGAATAGCTTGAGTCCTTTCCAACAGGGAGTCCTCTGCGAAAATTCATAGAGACAAGTCGCGATAGCCCATCCTTCAGAGCATACAATGTCCGACACGTAGAAACTGTCGCCTTGTTCGTTGAAGGGTTGCCAATGCCTATCCAACTCACACTCATTGACTCTGTATCCCACTCCCATCCCGACCAACTTACCATCCTCTTGCACGACACAGAGACTTCCATTCTTGTGGTGGAATCTGAGGTACTCCGCCAAGATATTGTCCGGCCAGCCACCGAAACACAGCCCTCTGGTGTCATATCGCCGGATGAAACTAATGACATCAGGTATTGCAAATCCTCTGGATCGGTCATAGCTCATTTCTCCAATGCCATAGTGTTCATAAACGCGCTGGTTTTAATTGACCGGATTAGGAATCTACCAGAACTCGCTTTAATCCTGAATCTAGCCTCATCAAACTCGCCCAGCGTATTAAGCGAGAAGGACTTTGAGAATGGGCCAACTGACGGAAGGGTGAACGGGATAGTGGCAGGGAGATTAACAATGGTGGTTTGGGTGCTTATGCCAGCGGATACCAAAACGTCCGTAGCGCCAGCCTCTTCGTCCAGTGTCGCATAAACATCAGCGCAATGACAGCCAGCCACGCTATTCTCGAACTCAATCTCCAAGTGATTACCCAGCTTCGGTGACAGATAATCCCCGTAAACGTGCCCTCTACTTACAAGCTCTGACTCTATATCGGAGCCGTCATCTTGATAGGTGCTATCCGCAATAGCTGACTCATCAACGTAGTCAAGCCAAGTGGAAACCTTTCCGGAGTTACCTCCCATGATTAGCTTGGGGTAGTTGTTAAAGTAAGACTCCGAGAAAACCAAGTTATCCCAGCCCGTCCAGTGCCCGCTCCAAGACTGAGTTACAGTGTTAAAGACTATCGTGAAGTTAGGGACAGTGGAGCTATCAACTGGAACGGAGAGGATATACCTATTACCCCAGAACTTACCGCAACTCTTGGATGCAGAGGCCCAGTTAATTCTCTCGATTAGGTCATCAACGGGCGTGGAGATTGGCTCCGAGATTGAGCTTTGTGCGCCAGCAAGGATAGTGCGTACAGTTCTAACACCATCTCTAGCTAGGAAGAAGACATCTGAGCCAGCTTGAGCAATGGTTCTACCAGCCACACAACCGATAGTGTTATCAATTCTCTTAACCTGCCAGCTACTCGCCCCAGCAGCAGACGGGTCTGTAGCCACAACATGAATGGAACGCTCCTTGAACACCAGCAGGTTAAAGTTGTACCAGCTAACAATGCCAGTAATCGGGTCGCCCTCACCGCCGCCGACTCGGAACTGGAACGATGATCCCCAATGCCCGCCGCCTAGTATATCACTTGCAGCAACCTCGTCATCGTAGTTATTCGTGTTGGCAGTGAATAGGCGGTTGGTGTGGGCGACGAGAAACTTCCCTCTCGGTGGAGTTGATCCCTCGTCTGTCACATTGCTTCCGTCATAACTGTGCAGGTTCCCGTTCCCGTCAGTCATGAACATCTTGTCTACTAACTGAGCAAACTCAACGTTGTTCCCAGCAGTATGCGTGTATCCAGAAACCTGAGAGAACGCACCTCCTGTGGACTTATGAAGGCCGCCGTTAGAGGCTAGTAGGATTTGCTCGTAGGATGGTGTGTCGTAAAATGATAGGCCGTCAATGGGATTGGACAGGGATGATCCGATTGATTCAGTGCCACGGCGA